GTTTCTTAGGTTTTGGTTTCTTTACAACAAGAATGGTTTCTTTGCGAACTGGACCATCATTTCTAATCATCGCTTTGCGAGCTTGTTGTTTAGCTATAGCTTTCATTCCAGGAGTACCTTGAAGTGTCATTGCGACACCTTTAAGTCCAGTACCAACAGCGGCACCAGCAAGAGGGTTGCCTAAAGCAGAACCAATTGCACTCGAGACAGGTAACGCATAACGATTAACAACATCTAGAACTTGCGAAAACCACGACCCTAGTGAGTTTTCACCAACTTTACATGCAACAGGCATGTGCTTAATAGCTTGAGCATAAATATCAAACACTTGACTTGAATACTCAGAAGCTGGTCTCATAAGGGGAATATAAGTTTGTGAGTAATTATCTGGTGCTGACTCCAATACATATTTGGCAGTCATAGTTAAAGTAGAATTATTAGATAAACCACTAAAACGACAAATTGTAACATCAAATGGTAAAATACCACATGATGAAAAGGTAGCGGGCGCTGCAGTTGTTGTTTGAATAGCCTGACAGAACCAACCATCTCCATTTCCAGTAAAATTTTCATCAGGTGAAGCATCAAATAACATACCACAATTAGAAGCTAAAGGGTAAAAGAAAGGATTATCAAAGTTATTCACACGTGCATTCATATAGATGCCTTCTGCAGCATCCCAGGTAAGTGACCCTGGGTATAATTGAATATCAGCTGTTTGCTGAGGAGGAGCAGGGATTGTTGTACAAGGTGCTAAAAAGTTAACAGCAGCAGTTGTTCCGGAAATATAGTAAGTTTCACGCGGAGCATTTGAAGAAGAACAAACTGTAACAGAGCCTTGTTTATATATCTCAGCAGTTGTATTGTACACTTCACAGGAAGATGACACAATACGAGTAGGAGAATTTTGATAAGGTCCAACAGGAATACCACAAGTAGTATTAACAACACAAGATGTAGCAGCAGGAATAGCAACAGGGTCAAAAGCAAAACCAGGAGGCCCTGTTATGCAAACCCAACCACCACACATAGTTTGAGTTACACCAAAAGTAGTCGTAGGCACATTAAGAGTCATAGTTGTAGGTTTATATAACGGTCCATTCGTTGATAAATCAGGAGTTAAAGGAATAAACAAAACTATAGCATCATAATTTGTACTTAGAGTACCAGGAACATTAATTTGACATGTTGTTTGAATTAGTTGAACAAGAGATTTAGTTGTACTCACATCAGGGTAACCAACTGCTTCTCTATCCTCATCAGAAAAACCATCCATAGTTTGGAGCAACCATTCAACAGCTTCTTGCGAAACCATACCAGTTGCAACCATCCTACCTAGTTTTC